TCTTGCACGAAATCAGGAGATCACTTAGACGAGCAAGTTGCGAAGGTAACTGGTATGTCAAAGAACAAAGTTATTCGGATCAAAGAAAGATTGCTAGATCTTGACAATGTTGACATGGAGGACAGAGTACAGGCAGCACTTTCGATCTACTATGATGAGCTACTTGATCGCATGGTACATCACATCTGCAATCAATTTAAAGAGAAGAGTAGTGAGATGGATGGAGAAATTGAAGTAGTAGTTGCCGGAGGCACTTCAATGGCTCCTGGATTTACGAAACGATTAGAAAACGCATTTAGTAGAGTAGACATGCCTTTTGATATTTATGCTTACAGACATTCGGAAACACCCTTCTATTCAGTTTCTCAAGGCGCTTGCTTACGAGCCCAAGCTGATTACAAGAAGCAAAAGTAAGAACAATTTAACAATCAACTCATTTTAAAGTATAACATTAACAGTATATTACAAGTATTTAAAGGTGAGTACGATGTTAGATGTAGAAGTACAAGAGAATACAACTCCATTTTCTTTTCAAGAAGCCCTTCTAAAGATCAAGAATCAGCCTGAATTACTTGGTAATAAAATCAAAGAGCAGATGGTAGCCAAGTTGGTTATGCAGTTGAATGCTTACATTGTCCCTTTCGAAGTAGTACAGGCGTATCCATTCTTTCAAGATAAGACACAACTTTTAATAGGTTACAAAGATGCTATAATAGTAAGATACGAAGAAAATTCCGTATCAGTTGAAATTGACAAGAATGTCTTGAAAAGACATAACTTACCTGAAAATCTTTACCAACTACTAGAATTTGGCAATGAGTTGATACCACCTCTTCCTCACATTCGTCCTGTCATATATGCTGTAAACCAGCTAGGAGGCAAGATGCTATGAAAAAATATGTAGATCGTTATGCATCATGGGTTCAGAAGACTAAGAAGAACTTGACCTGTGCGAAAGGCAGAGAGGGAAATGAATTACTTTCTCGATTTCAGACTTTGGAATTGCGAGAGGATGTTCTTGGATGTTTAAATCATTCAAAGATTCTTCATAAGCACATCAAAGAATATGGCGAAGAAAAACAAAACATTAGATGGCTTGAGAAGTTAGTTTTCGAATGTGAAAGATGGGAGCAGTTGTTTGATTGCACTTGTAGAGTTTCACAGTTAGACAAAGAAACAATAATCCAAGCATTGATTGAATCAGAGATTGATGTGGAATTTGCGGTGAATTTAGCATGACACAAGGAACAGTACCAGCACCAGTAGTACAGATGTATTACAATTATGATCGTGCTTTTGTTGATAAGGTACATTCGTTAATTTACTACACCCAAGATAGCTCAAAGAAAGATGTGCAGTATAACTTACCTTGCGTTTTCGCCACTCCTGACAGAGCTTTCGCACAAATAAAGAAGCAGATTGCTAGAAAAACAGATAAGAAGGAAGAAGATATTAAGAAAATTCCTCTTCCTATAGCTTCTTTGAGTCGTATTGCACAATCACTTGATTTAACAAGGTATGTAAAATACAAATTCAATAGACTATACCACGATCCAGAGAACGAAAAGTATATTGGAATGGATCGTCCCAGTCCTTGGGATCTTACTTATCAAGTAGATATATGGGCAAGAACCATTGCTGATCTTGATATGCTAACCTCTCAAATAATACAATGGATGAGAGCAGATGAGTTCTATTTGCCTGTGGATCATTTATTTCCAATGGGTACCAAGATTGTGCTTACACAATTCCAAGGAATGGTTGAGAATTCAAAGGTTAATCATGGAACAGAAGACAAAAGAACTCTTCGACGAACCTTTACATACGTAGTACATGGTTGGATATCACATCCACCGATTGATGCACCGATCGTTAAGAAGATTGTGGTAGATTTTTACGATAACACAGATGCATACGACCCGGTGTTTTTAGAGCAGATAGTGATATATGAAAATGAGGAAGATGCCGTTATGGGACAAGTAACAACAACATTTGATGTAACTCTTATTCCTGGCGAATTAACTGTTGGGGAATCTTACGGCAGTTTCGCTACACCATCCTTAGCAACAATTGTTGGCTTACAAGCAAGTATCTTAGGAGATGTTGCTGTAGGAGATGACATCGAGTTACAACTAACCATTGACGGAGTCGTTGACTCAGCACGGAAATTAGTTATTGCGGCTGGTGAAGTAAATAATGAAGCCTCTTTTGATTCCGTGTCAGTTAATGCAGGTCAGATTTTAGGAGTTTATTGTGCCAGTGCTGGTTCTGTTGATCCTGGTTCTTGGCTTCAAGTAAGAGTAAATGTTCAACTAGAAGTGTTTGCGTAAAGCAAAAGGAGGAAGAGATGATTATTATAAGTCCTGGTGTTTATTCAAGAGAACTTGATTTAAGCCTGTATGTTCCACAACTTGCTCAGTCCATACTTGGTCTTGTAACGACCGCAAGTAAAGGTCGAACCAATGAGATCACGCTCATAACTGATGAGAATGCTCTTATTTCAACTTTCGGAATTCCTTCCGCTGAGCATCTTGGTATCTATGCTGCTATTATGTACCTGAGAAGAGGAAGACAGTTGAAAGTTATCAGAGTTGCTGATTATGATCAGACAGCTGAAGGTGTCATTCGCAATGATGGAGACACAGCAGATGCAGTAGCTATGTCTGCTCTTAGCACAGGTTCCTGGGGTAACAACACAAGCGTTGTTGTTTCTGCTGGTACTGACGCAGGAACATATAGAATAACAGTTCTTTACAACGGCGGAACCACTGAAGTATACGACTTGTTGAAAGTTGGTGCTGCAAACGTCAACGATTCTAATTATATTGAGACACGCATAAATGGAGTGTCGGAATTCATTTCGGTTATTGCAGATAGTGCTCAGACAACTTTAGCAGTGTCTTCTGTAGCAGTTTCTTTAGCAGGCGGTGATGACGGTGCTCCTGCCGATCCTTCAGATTACGTTGGCGTAGCTGGTGCGCCTCCAGCGATTCCGTCAACTGGTTTGCAGTTATTTGCTAATCCAGAAACAATTGACTTGAATCTTGTAGCAGTTCCTGGAATCACAGACAGAAGTGTTGTAAGCGCATTGCTGACACTTGCAGAAAACAGGAAAGACGTAATTGCTCTTATTGATGTGCCTTATGGTAAGTCAGTACAACAGGCTGTTGCTTGGACTAACGGAACAGGTGGCGGAGCAAGTGACCCAACTGCAGCACTTAACAGTTCATATGCAGCAGCATTTTACCCTTGGGTTCAGATCTACGATGGTTACAATGATGCAGATGTATGGATTCCTCCTACAGGTGTTGTAGCTGGTGGAATGGCTTATACAGATCAGGTCGCTGATCCTTGGTTTGCTCCGGCAGGCCCAACACGCGGTAAGTATGTTGATGTTCTTGATGTAGAACATTCCGCTACACAGGGTGAAAGAGATTATATGTATTCCAATGGAAACATAGTTAATCCTATTATCAACAAGGTGGGACAAGGTATTATGCTTTACGGGCAAAGAACAACCCAGAGAGCAGATACAAAGCTTGATCGCATTAATGTGCGTAGGCTTCTCAATTACATGGAGAAAGCAATTGCCACAGCAGTTGACTCTCTTACTTTCGATCCAAATGATGAAATCACCTGGGCTCGTTTTAGAACGAAGGTTAAGCCTATAATGGCTGAGATCAAAGGTCGTAGAGGTATCGAGGAGTACGAAGTAATTTGTGATGCGTCCACTAATACTGAAACGGTAAGACAGAGAAATGAGCTTCACGGCGACATCATGTTCATACCAGTAGGGGCAGCGGAAATGATTCAGTTAACATTTGTTATTCTGAATTCTCAGGCACAGTTCCAGGAATTATCTTAAGTATATAGTATAGTACAAACAGGAGGTTATCATGCCACAATTAGTATCAGCTGATCATATTGCTGCGGAAGGTGGTTCATTTGAGCCGCAGAGAAAGAACAACTTCACACTGGTTATTCCAGTTGATGATTCTACTCTCATACAGCGTTCGTTAGATAGTTTTCCATTGGCAAAAGAAGCCAATGATGAAATCTCTATCAATTTTGGAAACGAGGTTCGTAAGGTAGCTGGCAGGGCTACATATGAATCTCTACAACTCGTGCTGAAAGATTTTGTTGATCAGCAAGTTGCAAAGCAGATGATTGCTTGGCGACGTCAGGTATACGATCCAAAAACAGGCGCTATAGGTCTTGCAAAGGATTACAAGAAGACTGGTGAAGTCACAATGTATGGTCCTGATGGTAATGTAGAAAGAACTTGGGAAATCATAGGTGTATGGCCTTCCAAGATGGATCCAGGTGGCGGAGATATGAATGCCAACGAGAACAACAAAATCTCTACTACGCTGACGATTGACAAAGCCATCGAGCAATTTTAGTATTTACAAGTAGTATTAAGCATGTGAGGAGGAGTTCATGTCACCAGCAAGTACAGAGTCTGAGAGTGCTTCCAAACCTGAAAGCACACCAAAGGCTGAAGCAAAAAAGAAGAACCCAGAAGAAACCACTGATTGTGCTTTTCAGTCTGATGTTCTAGTGCCAAGCAGAGGACGTTTTGATGGAGAAAAGTTGCCAGAAGGTAAGGTAACTCTTCGTCCTATAAGTGTTCCTGAAGAAAAGATGTTTCTTTCTTCGAAGACACAGATGGCAGTAGCAGATAAAGTTCTAGACAAATGTATTGTCTCAGCTTGTCCGCCTGTTAATGAATTACTTATGACTGATAAGTACTTCCTTCTTTTGAATCTCAGATCAATTAGTTACGGTCCTGAGTATTCATTCAAGATGAAGTGCGGTTCTTGTAAAAAAGATTTCAATCACACAGTAGTTCTTCCTGACGGTCTTTCCTTGAAGATTGCAACAGAAGAGGATGTAGAACCTTTTGATGTTACTCTTCCTATATGTGGGAAAGTTCTTTCCTTAAGATTCCTCAGAGGAACAGATGAAGAAGAGATTGATAATTATGTTTCTCAGCTTGAAGGTGTAAATCCTGATGATGGTGATCCAGGATATGAGTATCGTCTTACACGTCATATTGTTTTAATTGATGGCGAGGAAGTTGATGCGCTCAAGAAATTGAATTTTGTTAAGACCATGATAGGAAGAGATTCCTTAGCTATGCGAAGAAGTATTGCAGAACATGAAACAGGTATTGACTTTGGTTTGAACCTTACCTGTCCTTCTTGTATGCAGAATATTACGACTTCTTTGCCTCTAACCAACGAGTTTTTTCCGACAAGCGTTTCATAGAGCCAATCGTTCCGAATTCAAGGAACTGGTGAAACGACAGGTAAGATTGGCCTTAATAGGTGGTATCGCGATATCGGAGACAAATATGATGGTATTACCAGAGATGAAAGCTGTTGAAGAAGCTGTTAAAGAGCTTCGTGAAGAAGCCTCTGCTCAAGCGAATCCAGGACCTAGTACGCCTGGAGCGCTTGGGATGGCAAGGATAAGTATGTAATGGCTGACGAACTATACACTGAAAAGATTTTCAAAGCAAAGTTTGAAGATAGAATGTCTGCTCCAGTAGAAAGAGCTACTAACAAAGTTCGTGAAGCTTACGATAACCTTTCTCGTGCAATCAAAGAAGATGTTGATAACATTAACAGCCAGAAGATTACTTTAAAGAGTGCAGCACCTCGAATGATAGGAGGAGGTCTTGTAGGAGCAGGAGCTGGGTACTTAGCAGGAGGTCCTGTTGGCGCTGGTGTAGGTGCAGGTATTGGGGCAATGGTAGGTCTTCTCACTAAGTTGGTAAGTATTAGAAGTGCAGCAACAGGAAAAACTGAGGCGGAAAAACGTGAAGGCGCTGAAAGAGGCCCTCTTGGAAAAATTGCTTCAGAGATAACAAAGCTTAACAATATCATAAAAGGTTTCATTATAGGCACCATCATGGCACCAGCATTAGAAGAACTTTCTATTATGATGCGTACATTTTTGACTCCCGTTGGAATGTTCTTCAGATCAATAGCCCAGACGTTATGGCCTGTTGTTGAAACAATCATGCCAATGTGGAAAGATATGTGGAGAGATATGTCAATTGCTGTTGTAGGTTTCATAAGCAGACACATTCCTGATATAATTGCTTTCTTTACTGAATGGCTCCCGAAAAGTTTCGATTTCATGATTGCTGCTTGGGAGAAGGTGATATGGCCTTTTCTTAAAGGAACAGCGGCAGAGTTACAGGAGTGGGTCAATGTGTGGAATATATATGGTTGGGAAGGTATCAAGAGGCTAGCTGTGACCCGATGGAGTGAGTTCTTAAAGTGGTGGGGTGACAAAGCTTGGCCTATGATAACTGAAGTTGCCACTAAGGGATGGAATGAGCTAGTCAAATATCTGGATACAAACTTCCCTAATTTTACCAGAAGAGTAAGAGAGACTTGGCATGCTATAGTAGCTCTTTGGGACGCTATTGTTAAGCCTTTTCTTAAAGGTATAGGGGCTGAGCTACAGGAGTGGGTGGATGTGTGGGATATATATGGTTTGGAAGGCCTCAAGCGGCTAGCTGTGACCCGATGGGGTCAATTTTTAAAGATAGCAGATAAAGCATGGAATAGTTTTCTTGACTGGTGGGATAAAACAGCATGGCCCAAAATAACTAAAGTTGCTGGTGAGCAGTGGGATAAGTTTCTTGAGTGGTGGGAACAGTCAGGGATGAAAAAATTTGCTGGGGTTATCAAGGATGCTTGGTATGGTTTAATCGGATGGTTAGATGAAGAACATCCTAAATTTATGGAGAAGGCACGAGAAGTAAAACAGTGGTTTTTAGATTTAGTTACGTTTCTCGGTAGTATTAGTTGGGATGATGTAAAAGATGGTTTTAACACCATAATGAGTGCCTTGAAGTGGGCCGGTTGGGCCGGTTTAGCCGCTGCTGTACTGAGTGTCATAGGTACTATTGCGACAGTCACCGGAGGTTTTACAGGTTTAGGAGCTGGTATTGCTACATTTTTTACTTGGGTAGGGGGTGTCATAGCCGCCACAATAGGAGTGGTTGGAGGGGCTGTGATAGGTATCCTTCTTGCAGCATGGCAGTTTTGGAAGATGTTTAAAGGAGAAACGAAAGATACTTTAGGAGCAAAATACATAGGTGCTCCATTAGCCAAATGGAGACTCAGCAAGGAAAAGCCTGTAATAGAAGGCTTAACTGCTGAAGGCCAAGCAATTGTTGCAGAAAATCCTCAGGCGTTTGCTTCTCTATCAAAAGAAAGCGATACTGCGCTTCCTCCAGGAATAAAAGATAAGATTGCCGTAGAAGAAGGCAATACAAGCTTAGCGTCCGCTGGTATTGATAGTAGAAATGCAACACTCAAAGATATTTTGGAAGCTCTGAAAACAGGATTTGTTGAAACTGTTGATGCTATAGATGATTTGGGAACAGATAGTGATATTGATAGTATATTACAAGTGGTATAATTATGGGTTTTGATACAGGAAATGCTATATTAACAATTACTGGACAAACAGCTGGTACTGAAGAGTCTCTAACTTTCGAGATAAGTTCTGAAATCTCTGATGGATATAGAAATAAATTACGTGTGCCAGGCCAAGAATCTGCAATTGTTACAAATCCAAAAGGTTACAGATTTTTAGGAGGTGGTTTTAAGCCCATCAAAGTAACGCTTGATTTAGCTGTGGGAGTACAGTCTACACTTACAACTGCTGAAGAGTTAAAGAATGTTGTAAGAACTCTTTTCAGAATGGCTCTTATGTTAAAGAAAGAGGGCGGACTTATGCATGAGCCAAGCACATTATCTATTGGTAATTGGTTTGTAAGACCAGGATACATTGAAGATCTTAATGTTACTTGGCATCGACCTTATGATATTGATACAGGTATGTCATTACGAGCAACTGTCAGCTTTGATTTTATAACAGATTTTTATGGTCCTGAAAACGTTTCTGAAGATAGAAATCCAAAGAATACAGATTTTGATTTTGACTTTACAGGCAATCGAGTCACAGGTGGTTAAGTTGCTCAAGGAAATTAGAGTAGGTGAATTATGCCAACAAAAAGCAAAGCTTTAAAAAATAGAAGTGCTATTGATAATAGATACTCATTAACCGACATACATATTGACGACTCAGTCGCTCCTGGACGCAGACGGTATGGGCTATGGAAAGTTCCTGCGATTACAAATTTACCAGAGTTACCATTAAAGCAAGGTACTTTTTCCCGGTACACTGTAACTGCTTCAGATATAGGTAGAATTGATATGATTGCTTACAGAGTATATGGTGATGTGAGCTTGTGGTGGGCAGTAGCAGTGTACAACAGAATTGCAAATCCTCTTGCAGATTTAGAGATAGGCCAAGTTCTATTGCTCCCAAATAAGAATCTCATAGTTCGAGCAATAGAACAAGCAAGGGTCTATACGTGATAATCAATGATACTTTTGAATTCAGTATAAATGGTGACATCATTGACGGTGCTTCTCTCCGTGCATTGTCTTTGAAGATACTACAGACTGTCTACTGCAAGTCCCTATACAAATTAACATTCATAGATACCGATGTGACAAGATGGAATTTAATCGCACAGAGCCCAGATATTTTTGGTAGTGTTAGAATGGGAGCAGTTACAACTGAACAACCTACAGGTGATTGGTCTACCTGGAAGAACTTTAGAGTCACTAAATTAGATACACGTATTTCAGGCACACAGATCGCTGTCACAATTACAGGACATGACATCTTCTTCGATATGAAGAACCAAGCTCCACAAAGAAGCTTTGCTGACAAGAAAATATCTGAGATGATAGAAGAGATTGTCGATACTTACACTGGAGGCTCACAAAAGCTAGAAGCTGAAATTGTTGCTACAACAGGATCATACAATCTTCTCCAAGGATGGGCAACAGATTACGATTTTATCATGGAAGAGTTACTACCCCGAGCTCGATTGTCATCTGCTGAGGATATTCTATTGTTTTACGTCAAGAACGAGAAAGAAGCCACTAAAATTGTATTGACTACACTTGAAGAGAAATCTAAAGGAGATCCTAAATTAAAATTTGCTCCTAATAATAAGGACGCAGGTGGTGAATTTGATCCTTTAAATAGAGCAGGCGTAAGTACTTTCAGAGCATTTACAGAAGTTTCAAAATCCAATTACGGAACAGATACTGTAGGATTTGATCCTTTGAAGGAGTTGCCTGAACCTTATCTAGTAAATGCGATAGTGGATGATCAAACTACTGACTATGTTAGTTTAGGGGCAACTGTTTTACCGCAACCACTATATTCATTTTCAGCAGAAATCCAAGGTCTTGTAATGAATAATTTAGATCTAGATTTTGAAACAGAATTAGCAACAAGATCTTCTTGGTGGTTTACTGCGTCAAATAGATTAGTTGCTACCTCATGGCTTCTTCACAAAGCTGAGATAGGAGAGATTGCAAGTATAACAGCTGAAGCAGTTGGTGAACAGCCTTTATTCTGCACAGGCAATTTTCTAATATATGGTCTTATGCATGAGATAAATAAACAGTACTCTAGAACATATACATTTTTAGAAAGAAGAGGAGTGGTTCAAGCATCATGAAGTATCCTGGTCTTTGGAGAGGTTACATAGTTGCTAACGATGACTCTGAAACTTCCAATCCTCACAGAGGTAGAGTTAAAGTTAATATTCCTGAGATATACGGTGCCAATGTTACTGAAGAAGCTCTGCCATGGGCATGGCCTTGTTTGCCTTTATTTGGAGGAGGACCTTCTGAAGTAACTCCTGAAGGTTCAGATGATGCAGAAGTTTATTCTCAGACGTTATTTGGCATCCCACCTATCGGAGCCACTGTATGGATCATGTTTGAACAAGGAGATATACAGAGTCCTATTTACATGGGAACTTGGATGGGTAACAACGCTGACATTCCTTCAGAGATTGAAACTTTTCAAGATGGAGATAGATCAGCAACGTATCCTGAAATCTTCATTTTAAAAACTCCTTGGAATCAAACTGCCTTCTTTCGTATTGCAGGTGATAAACAACTTGATATTGGCTTCCAAGATATGTACATCAAGTTGAAGGGAGAAACATCAGAAGGTGCGAAAGATCGTGAAATTGAGATTTCGTCCGTTACAGCGGATATTACGTTACGCACCACTGATGGTAAGATTACGCTTTCCGCCAAAGAGATGGACATTCTCACCGAAAATGACATGCGTATCATAGCAGGTCGTTGGAAAGAATTAGATGATGGTGAAATTGTTGTTGATACAATAGGTGATTTAGATGTGCGTTGCACACAAGACATGGTAATTCATGCAGAACATAAAGGAATCATTCAGGCAGGTGAAGATGGTGGATGGTTCTTATATTGTGAAAGCGCTAGTGGTTTTGAGCAGCATGGTGAAGAAGTAGTATAGGAGGTTCTCATGTCAGATTTTTGGAAAGGTATAGCCCTCCCATGGGGAACAACAATTCCTTCAGTTATTGACCCTAAAAATGATGAGAATATATTAAAAAGCAGTGTCTTGTGGATAATTCTAACAAGTTTTGGTGAAAGAGTCATGCAACCTACATTCGGTTCAAACCTTCCTAATATGCTTTTCAATCCGAATGATACCCAATCAGCGCAGGCTATGAAGCGTGCTGTAAAAGATGCAATTTCAAAATGGGATGACAGAATAGAATTTGTTAATTTTTCAGTAGAAGGTAATAACAATGAAATGGTTTGTACACTAGAGTATAAGCAGAATGTAGATCCTACGCATGATTCTTATCAAGTTGTTGCAATATCATTAACACCAGAGATGTTTGGATAGGAGTAAATTATGAGTGATCAGGATGTTCCTGCTATTGATTATACCGCCCGAGATTTCTTAACGATAAAAGAGGCTCTCAAGACGTACCTGCAAGCTAAGTTCCCAACCACATGGAAAGATTTCTATGAATCAGGCATGGGGATAGCATTAGTTGATTTGATTGCTTACTCGCATGATGTGCTCAGTTTCTTTACTGATTACACAGCTAACGAGGTCTTCCTTCCTACAGCACGTGATAGATTGTCCATTTTACTTCTCGGACGATTAGTAGGATATCAGTTAAGGACTCCTACTTCAGCTTCAGTTGTATGTTCTATGTCTATTGCCTCCACATATACAGAAGCCATCATAATACCAGCAGGCACAACGTTAGAAAGTGAAAATGGTATCAACTTTGTGACTACAGAAGAAGCCAGAATAAGTGCAGGCGACCTTACAGGCGACATTACTTTTGTTGAAGGTATCAATCGTAGCACAGATGTTATTTCAGATGGTTCTGTTTTTCAGAAAGTTGTTCTTGCAGAGCCTTCAGTTATACAGGACACCATTTCCATTACAGTAGATGGGGATATTTGGGCAGAGGTAGGTTCATTAACATATGCTGATGCTAATGACAAAGCTTTTAGCGTACAGTATGATGAAAATGGAGTGGCAACTATTCAATTCGGTGACGGTGATTCTGGATTAGTTCCAACAACTGGTTCTGTAATTTCGATCGCTTACAGAACAGGAGGCGGAATAGCCGGCAACATCGCCCTTGCACAGTTATCTGGAACAGTACAAGGAACTAGAGAGCTTGTACTACCTGTTTCCTCCGTTACTGTTAACGTTCTTAATGACACTGAAAGAGGCTCAGGTGGTGAAGAAGCGGAAACAATAGCTCATGCTAAGTTATGGATTCCTGCATGGGTAAGAGCTAATGGAAGAGCTGTTACTGAGAGTGATTACGATGCGCTTGGCAATTCCTTTTCAGATCCTGTTTATGGTTCTCCTGCTTACACTAAAGCAAAATTGAAGCAAGAGATTCCTGAACTGAATACAGTGATGGTTTACGTATGGGGTAGAGATTCAGGAGGCGATATAACAACTGCCTCTTCAGGATTAAAGAATGCTATTGAAGAGTATTTCAATGATCAAGGAAGCAGTGGTGTTCGAATGCTATGCCAGCATGCTGAAGTAGCAGATGGTGCTATTCTTTACATTGACATTGATACTAGTATTAAGGTGGCAACTTCTTTTGCAGTATCAAATGCTATTACAGCCACACAAGAAGCGATAGATGATTTGTTTGGTTCAACAGATGTTATTCCAGGTGATGACTTCAGAATAAGCGCATTATATGATGCAGTACATTCTTTAGCTTCAGTACAATATTGCTTGGTTAACTTGATGACTGCATCATATAAGACTACAGAAACAATAGGTATAGGTAATACTACGGCAGTGACCTTCGGCGCCACACTAACATTAGATTCTGGTCTTTCTATTATTCCTCTAAGTGTGCGAATGTATTATGGTTCTGAAACTGAAGTTCTTCTTGATGATGGAGAAGGAAACATCGTTAACGGAGTATCTACAGTAGTTGGTAGTGTTGATTATGAAACAGGAGTTATAGCAGGTACATTTGATACAGCCCCAGCGTTAGGTGTATTAGTAAAAACAGAATTTAGATACGAACTCGACTACCAACGTGGTGATGTAGAAGCAACAGGTGATGGCACAACTCAGCTATTTGATGGCTCAGTAAAATATCCGCCTGTTAACCCATATGATACTTTAACTGGATTAAAAGGAATTGCTTTTAGTGATGGGACACAAGTAGTTTACGATGATGGTGATGGTAATTTAATTGGAGATGTTGATGCAGGTGGACAGAACATAATTGATTATGGTACAGGAGGTTACAACTTTACCTTCGCTAATCCGCCTCCTCTTGATGCGGAAATTAGAAGTACTTATCGACAGATCTTGAGAACAAATTCTGAAGATATACCTGTTGATAAAAATCAAATAAGTGTTAAGGGTCTGGTCACTGTTTCAACTTTATGATATGGATCTGTATAGTTTACTGCCTAGTATTATTAGAGAAAAGGATCGTCTTGGAAGTGGTGTAGGTTACTCCACTGAAGAGACAATCCTTCAAAAGTTCTTCTATGCACTAGAACAAGATAGTGAAACTACTGCAGACCTTGTTACAGACTTAGCACAATTGTTAGATCCAGATAGTTGTCCTAAAGAGTACTTTCCTTACCTCGAATACTTCCTAGGTTCTAATTGGCCTGCTGCATGGTCTGAAGACAAGAAACGAATGGTGCTTAGGTCTCTTGTAAAATTATACCATCATTCAGGACAAGAGTTGAGTTGGACGAGTGTTTTGAATATGCTCAGCTATTCAGGATTCTTCCCTTGGGAATTATGGAAAGGTAGTGTATTCGAGGATTTCGACTACTTTCTGTATGGTAATGGTGACGATTACTACGGTACTTATCATGCTGCACGAATAGACATAAGAGATTCAGATGAGACATATAAAGTACTAACACAAGAAGAGAGAACACTTATTGGATACTTTCGACCCATTCATGTTCTCTTTAGAGATAGAGGAAAAAGAATACTTGATGGCGAAGATACTGCTACAGTATCTTTATCTGAGAGTGTGTCATTAGGAGCAAGACACGGTTTTACGGATGTATTTGTTGAAGCTGAAGATACATTTAGTGTTGATGTTTCTTGTATAGCAACTTGCGAGATAGGTTCTGATTAATGAATTTATATAGATTACTACCAGCAGTAATAAGATTCCAAGATTCCTTAACTAAAGGAACGGATGCGGAAGGTATTGTAGAACGCATAATTTATATGCTGGAACAAGATTCTGATGTTGCTGCCACTAATATTACAGATTTAATAGATCTTATTAATCCAGATGAATGTGATTCTGAGTATCTTCTATATATTTCCTTGATGCTAGGATTTGCTGTTTCAGATAATTCAACAACGGAAACAGACACACTTAAGTTTTCTAGATGGTTTGTAAAAAATCTAACAGCTTTCTATAAGATAAAAGGTTCTCATCTGTCTTGGCGTAAACAATGGCGATATGCTGAAGATGAAAATTACATGGAAGCATGGGAATTGTGGAAAGAAGAACCTTACGAAAGAGGTGATTACTATCGGTATGGCGGAGGTGACTATTATGGTATCTTCAATTCTGCTCGTGTTGATTTATATAGAGATATAGCAGGAACACCTGAATTCCTATCAGTAATGGATGCGATGCCTCATATGAAGCCAATTGATTGGTGTCGTCCTATCCATGTCTTACTGAGGAAGAACTATCGACTTTTCGAGATTGGTGATGTCGCAGACAATGAATTTTCAGATACAACAGATTTAACAGGATACTATCGAATTGTTGAAGAGCTTGATGATGTTGATGACAATCTTGATGTTAGTATTAGTTGTATTGTTTATTGCGAAAGTGTTTGCGAGGCAGGAGAAGAAAGCGGATGCAATACAGGTTGCGAGATAACTTGCGAACCTTACATAGAATACACAGGCGTAACAGGACCTGTAGGACCTGAAGGACCCGGAGGACCTGCCGGACCCGAAGGCCCAACCGGGATTGGCGCAACCGGCCCCACTGGTCCTGCTGGAGGACCACAAGGACCAACCGGACCCGAAGGACCCGAAGGGCCACAAGGACCTGCCGGCCCTACCGGACCTCAAGGACCCGCAGGTGCCACAGGATGTGCAGCATGCGAACCTGGAAAAGTATGGGACATATCTGCAGCACCTGCAATAGTTCTTGCAATTGAAGGCAATGATGTTCCTGACTGTTGGAAAGAAGGCGATGTTGTTTGTGTATCAGTTGCAAATGAAGGTAATAGTTTTCAGGTTGATGCTATAATCGACAATTCTTATGGATTGCCAAGCGGCCCTATCTCATGGGATCCTGCCGGATATTGGTTAGTAGCAACTAATGGCGCAGTTCCTGATGATGTTGAAGATCCTGATACAGTGCTTGGCCAAGGATACGAAGATGCTAGCAGTTCTGTAATTTGCCATGGCCCATGTGCTCCACAAGGAATAACTGGTCCAACAGGCCCAACCGGTCCAACCGGTCCAACCGGCCCAACAGGACCAACAGGACCAACCGGACCTACCGGACCTACCGGACCAACCGGACCTACCGGACCAACCGGCCCAACAGGACCAACAGGACCAACAGGCCCCACAGGACCTACCGGCCCAACCGGACCTACCGGCCCAACCGGACCTACCGGACCAACCGGCCCAACCGGACCTACTGGACCCACCGGACCTACCGGACCCACCGGACCTACCGGCCCAACCGGACCCACTGGCATAACTGGTATCACCGGCCCAACAGGAATTGGAATCACTGGACCAACAGGAAAGAAAGGTGATACAGGACCTTCTGGAGGACCTGAAGGACCTACAGGACCCACAGGAGCAGGACCTACTGGTCCTGATGGACCCGCTGGACCACAAGGAGACAAAGGTGATGATGGATGTCCTGCATGCGAGAGTCAAGGAGCTTGGGAATACTCTAACGTCAAATGGACACGAACAAGTGCAGAGGCTGAAGATCTCACGGCATGTTGGGCTGAAGATGATTTAGTATGCGTGTCAGGTGAATATAATGGTAAGAGTTACAAAGGATATGGCACACTTTTATCAGATGCAGGATGGTCAGTTGGTGTTTGGACAATAGCACTCAATTCAATTACTTGGGTAGGAGATGATCCTGAGAACGATTTAACTGATGCAGTTATCTGTCATGGTGATTGTTCACCTCAAGGACCTACAGGACCCACTGGACCCACTGGACCCACTGGCCCAACAGGATCTACAGGTTGCCCTGCTTGTGAATCTTTGACTCTAATAACTTATGGCGGAGAGAATACTCTGAGTCCTGTTGAAACTCAGTGTTGGAGTATCGGTGATACAGGATGTTTGAGTTTTATTGATGATGCCGGAGTTTTTCAGATTCTTACTATTGAGATAGTGACGGTGGTTCCGTCTGTTGACCTTCTTGCATACGACGTTTTAGAAGTCATAGGGGGAGAAACCATATCTGGAACCAGTTTCTCTGCTGGTACAGTCTGTCATGGAAATTGTTCTCCTCAAGGACCTACAGGCCCAACAGGAATGGGAGTTACAGGACCTACCGGACCTACAGGCCCAACTGGAGCTACAGGACCTACTGGACCCACCGGCCCTACCGGC